TGAGCCACTCGACCCACGTTGGGTTCAGATGCCCACCAACCTGCGTCCCCAAGTTCGGCGATTTCCTGTTTCCTTCTGTCGTTCCAGTATCTTTCCAATCCCTTGTGTTTGGTGTCGAAAACTTCTTTTTCCAAGTCCGATGATTTTCCAGTTTTGGCAGACTTAACATCTGCTCTGCTTCCTCCTTGGTTATCATTTCCTCCTTGATCTTGGAAATCAGGTTCCCCACCATCCCCTCGGCTGCATGACCATAACCCTTCGTTGTTGGTGTTGGCCACATTTCCTGACGTTTCCTGAGTGCCTTGCGACTGTTGCTGCCACCATCCATTCCTGTCGTGTTGGGTGTGTGAAAGAATGCTTCTCCGTCTGGCGACAATCCAGATTCTGTCCCTCTGGTGATTGGCTCCAACGTCGGCTGCTCCCATAACAGTCCATCGACAGTCATACCCCAGCGCGGTAAGGTCTGCAATGACTCTGGTTCCTCCCCGAGTAGTGAGCATTGGGGAGTTTTCCACAAACACGAATCGGGGTCGAACTTCGCCAACCACGCGCGCCATGTGTTTCCACATTCCGCTACGCTGTCCGTCAAGTCCGTCCCCTTTTCCTGCGGCGCTAATGTCCTGGCATGGAAAGCCACCAGATATGACGTCAACAATTCCTGCCCACGGTTTTCCGTCAAAAGTTTGAACGTCATCCCAAATCGGGAAAGGCGGAAGAATGCCGTCATTTTGTCGGGCGGCAAGTACGCTTGCTGCATAGGGTTCCCATTCGACGGCGCAGACGGTTCGCCATCCGAGAAGTTTTCCCCCAAGTATTCCGCCACCAGCGCCTGCGAATAAAGCCAGCTCATTCATATCACCCCACAATCCTTCCGTCAAACTGCTGACGCAGCTCGGTCAACTGCTCACCAGGGTTAGCGCACGCGCTGGGGTTGGCCAGTATCTCGCGGCTGGTGTATACGTGCGCGTCGCCTTCGCCATTGGCAACATCTTTGCCGTCGATCACATACACGGCGGTCCAATCGTCGAGGCCGTCTTTGCGTTCCCACGGCACGAGGTCCGGGTGCAGCGTATGGCCACCACAACCCTGTCGCTGCCATTCGATTGGAATATCAGCCTGATGCACTTCGCAGCGCCAGGTGCTATCCGGTGTCGCGGTGCTATGCGCGCAGGTGCGGCAATTCACGTGCTTGGTAAGGCGCGTGCTGTGGCAGAACTCATAGGCATCGCAAAACTTGCATTGATACCAGCTCGGGTCTGTGCTGATAGGTGGAGGCATCCGGTCGGCAAGCGCCAAGTAGTGACCGCGACGTATATATTTTTCGGCGATATTCTTGTCATATCGGACGCGCTCTGTATAAATTTGGTCGTTGTCTTTGCAGATGGCGACATAGAGCGCTCGGTCGATCTTGGTGCCATGCATATAGAGCTGCATTTGCACGAAATGCTCAGGCTTGCTTTTCTCTACGCCATCTTTCTCAAGCGCGTCAAATGACTTCTTGCTGTGCGTCTTGAACTCGGCAATGTGGCGTGTCTTCGGTGCCTCGGGCACGCCAGATTCAATGATCGCGTCAATACTCCCAGACACGTGAGCGCCAAGGTCGACCCGTTGCTGCTTAGTGCCGGTCATACGCAGGTCGAGGCCGATGGCGCGTAGGTCCGAGACAATCGTTGCCTCTTCGTTCTGGCCACGGCGAAAGAGGCGCAACACGCGACCGGGGAAAGTCGGTTGCACGGCCCAGCGAAACGACAGCCACAGCCACCGGTCGCACGGGTGACCGAGCTGGCTGCACCCCATGTGACCCCTGGGCGGCTCGGCCAGCGATTCGTGATGTTTGTCAATCAGCGCTTGTATGCTATTCTCTGGCTCGGGTAACTTCATTTGCCCTGCTCCTTTGTTTAAGTTGATCATTTCCCCGACCTGGTGACAGGCCGGGGATTTTTTTTACTTCATCCAGGGCGGCGTCGCGCCTTTGCTGACGGCCGTCGGGGCCGCTGCCTTAGCCGCAGCAGGTGCCACCGTACCGCCGATCGCGCTGTAGCCTTTGACCTCGTTGGCCGCATCGTAGGTCTTGCCAGTACGCTCGTCGGTGCGGGCGGGTCGAATGGCCACGCGAATCTTTAGTGTTGCGCCGATCAGCTCGTCGGTGTCACGCACGCGCGCCAAGCCAATCGCCCGCATGATTTCGCCGAGCTGCTGCTTGCCAATTTCCTCGGCCTTCAGGCTGGCGTTTTTGATGTTGAGGTTGGCGAACACCACGCGACCCTGTGCAGCCGGGCCTGTAATGTCGAGGCGCAGTTTGATGTACTGGCCCGTCCCATCGTTGGTCGTTTTGAGTTCGGCCTGGGTAACGACCGCGTTATAGGAACCCTCTGGAATGGGGCCGATAGGGGACGACACCGGCAGGTCTGCGGCGTCAAAGGTTTGGTCTAGCAAAGCCATTTAAATTACTCCTGTTCAATTGAAAAAGATGGGCGACCAGGCTTGGTCGTGATTGCTGCCGCCAAAGGACGGGTGATTGATTCATCAGCGGCTTTCCAGGCGCTCATGTTCAATTCTGGTTTCCAGCGGAAAAGGCTGGATAGATGCGCGGTGAGGCCGTGTTCAGCGGCCAGCTCTTGCACCTTGTCAGCGTCAACCTTGCGGTCCAAGCGGCTGACAATTTTTACTTTATAGCCTGGTGCCTTGAAGCTCTCGGTTCCCTCTACGTCGTCACGCACGCCGGTAAGTTCCCGAATGCGGTCTTCGATGTTGCGGCGGTCGGCAGTTGCCGTTGCCTCGGCCGTCTTGGCCATGAGCCACATATTAGAGAGCGACAAAAGGTCGCTGACGGTTTTGATGAATTCGGCGCGGTCGCTCATGCCTTCTTTTCCTTTTGCTGAGGTGTGGCGTATAAAGGCTCGACAAATGCAATGCCCGCCAGTTTCTCGGGCGCTTCTTCGATTAAATGCCAGCGCTCGTTCCACGGCCACTTGTACCGCCACGCCACCGGCTTCTGATCACACACCTTCGCGCACGCCTCGCGCTCATGCGCGGCGACAAGTTCGCACAACTTCCAAACCGCCTCGCCGGTTACAACAATCCCAGCCTCCCGCGCCAACTTAATAATGTCGTCGCGGTTCATCTCACCCACCGATCTTTGCAATGATTGCGCCGAGGTCCGGTGCCTCCCACGGCGCCAGCTTGCCGCTGCGGTCCTTAGCCAGCCACAGACCATCGCCATCGCACATCAGGGCGCGTTGCGTGCCGCCGTCGCTATCGCGCTCAATACGCAAGGCCAGCACCTCGTCGAAGTAGTAGGGGAGCGATTGGCCGGTTTTGTTGCCGGGCATTGAGGGCGCATAGAGGCTGCGACCCATTTCGTCTTGGCTCTTTTCCAGTTTGGCACTCATATACACGTGCCGACCGGGCAAGTCGCGGAAGGCCCTAATAATGTCCGCCATTTGCTCTTGCATCGCACCGTATGCCTGCCTCGGGTCTTTCGTTGCCTTTTTCTCGGCGTTCAGGACCACCTCGGCGATTTCGCTGATGCTGTCCAGCGCCACGCTCTTATAAACCTGCGCCTCTTTGCTTTCGTTCAGCCACATCCACGCCTCTTTCAGCGTGTCCATGCCATCCACCTCAATAAAGGGCAGGTCGGCGTCTTGCACCGACAGCAGGCCACCTTCGGCCGATAGCACAATTGGGCTGGGCAGCGTTTTGATTAGGCTGGTCTTGCCTGCGCCTGCCTGGCCATACACCAACACCTTGACCCCACTAGCGGACAAGCCGCCGGTCTTTTTGACATTTATCGCCATTTATCTTCCTTTGGATAATTGCTGCGCCTTCGGCCTATTCCAATCGCGCAGGGTTGCGATGATGGGCGAATCGGTTTACCATGTCAACGGTTTGTGAAAAAAAATCCAGAAAGGTCAAAATGACTACAAAGGAAGCCGTCGCGCATTTCGGCGGCGTCAAGAAGCTCGCAGACGCGCTAGGCGTCTGGCCGCAGGTGGTCTACGCCTGGGGCGAGTACCCACCGAAAAGCAGGCAGTACGAGCTTGAGGTCAAGACGAATCATCAACTCAAGGCAGACACGGAGAAAGATCTTGGCTGATCCGTTCAAAATTATTGAGCCAACCTGCATCAGCTTCAGCGGAGGACGCACTAGCGCCTATATGCTGTGGCGCGTTCTGCAATCGAATGGTGGCCTGCCAAATGAGGCAATCGTTTGCTTTGCCAACACCGGCAAGGAAGACGAGGCAACGCTGCGGTTCGTGCAAGACTGCTCGGAGCAATGGGGCGTTGAAATTCATTGGGTTGAGTTTCAAGACGCCGACCCATCTTATAAACGTATCAATTTTGAAACGGCCAGCCGCCACGGTGAGCCTTTTGAAGCTCTGATTCGCAAACGCAACTATTTGCCCAATCCTGTCACTAGGTTTTGCACCGCAGAACTGAAGATTCGAACGATTCACAAATATTTGAAATCGCTTGGTTGGAAGCACAATGAGTCAATGGATTGGGTTGGAATGCGGGCAGACGAGCAGCGTAGAGCCGCAAAGATTGCCGACAAGTCGCGCATTCCGTTGGTGACGGCTGGTATTACAAAAGAGGACGTTGGGGCGTTTTGGAGGTCACAGTCGTTTGACCTTGGCCTGCCTAACATAAATGGCGTCACCATGCATGGAAATTGTGACTTGTGTTTTCTTAAAGGCGGCGCTCAAGTTTTAAGCCTGATTAAAGAAAAGCCCGAGCGAGCAGTTTGGTGGGCCAAGATGGAGGCGTTGGCGTTGGCGTCCAAGCCAAGCGGTGCTGTGTTTCGTTCGGATAGACCGAGCTACGCTCAAATGGTGAAGTTTTCCGCAGAGCAACACGATATGTTTGACAAGAACGAAGAGGCGATTGCCTGCTTTTGTGGAGACTGAATAAATGGCTGACCTAAGCAACGTCCTAGGTGGCCCGTGGGCACCACCACCAGAAAAACGCGTAGACCCGCCCGAAACGCAATTAATCGACGCCATGCGGGCGGCTGGCCTCGAGCCACCAGCCGAGATACATCTGGACGGAAAGATCCACCGGTTTCGCTCTGGCACCAAGGGCCAGCCCGGTCACGGGGACAAGCCGGGTTGGTATCTAGTGTTCGGCGATGGCATTCCTGCCGGCCGGTTTGGCTGCTGGCGTGCTGGCATCGAGGTGACTTGGCGGGCAGACGTTGGCCGGCAGCTCACCGACATAGAGCAGATGGCGCACGCCAGGCGCATTTCTGAGGCGCAAGCGCTACGCGATGCGGAGCTGGTGCGCCAGCGTGAAGTCGCCGCCAGCACCGTTGAGGCGATCTGGACCGGGGCACAGGGCGCAAAGCCAGAACATCCATACCTTCAGCGAAAAGGCATTCAGACCCACGGTGCACGGGTGACAGGCGACGGTCGCCTAGTGGTGCCCCTTTACGATGTAGACGGAAGCCTAAGCACCCTGCAATACATTGACCACGAGGGCAACAAGCTCTATCACCCTGGAGGTCAGACCGGCGGTAAGTTTTGGATGCTGGGCACAATGGACGAGCCAGGCCGCATTTACATCGCCGAGGGATTCGCCACGGCAGCTACGATCCACCAGACCACCAACCGACCCGTCGTCATTGCCTACAGCGCGAGCAATCTAGTGCCGGTGACCGGCAGTATGCGCGAGCTGCACGGCCCTACGCAGGACATTGTGATCGTGGCCGACAACGATAAATCGGGCGTTGGCCAGCGCTATGCCGAGCAGGCCAGCGCCAAGTTTGGCGCGCGCATGGTGATGCCACCGATTCTTGGGGACGCTAACGATTACGCTCAGGCCGGACACGACCTGGCCAGCCTACTATCGCCGTCCAAGCACGATTGGCTGGTGCCGGTCGATGAGTTTTCGGCCCAGCCTGCACCTATTAGTTGGTTGGTCAAGCGCTGGCTACAGAGCCAGGCGCTCATCATGGTCCACGGCCCATCGGGCGGCGGCAAGACGTTCGTCGTGCTGGATTGGTGTCTGCGAATGGCCAGCGGCACGGTCGATTGGTGCGGGCAAAAGGTCAAAGCCGGCAATGTGGTGTACTTGGCCGGCGAAGGCCACCACGGGCTGCGCGGACGCATCGCGGCTTGGAAGCACCACAACAGCGCCGGCAAATTGGCGATGTGGCTGTCAAAGGACGGTTGTGACCTGAACACGCCAACCGGCTATTTGCAGGTGGTCGAGCAGGTCCGGCTACTGCAAGAAAAGCCGGCGGTGATCGTCGTGGACACGTTGCACCGGTTCCTATCGGGCGACGAAAACAGCGCTCAGGACGCCAAGACGATGCTGGATGCGTGCGGTAACCTGATGCAGGAATTTGATTGTTCGGTGATTCTGGTTCACCAT